ATTGCCCCCATTCGGTGAAAGCTCGCGCATGATCGATTTCACCATGAATCTCATTGACGAATAGATGGCAGTCAGCACCGCAATAACAAGCCCACCAACCGCCGTCCATTCGCCTACGCTCACTTTTTTAGGCCAAGATTATCTTTAGGATTGGCCCAACGCGCAAGCATTGGCACTAAGCCAGCAATCAATCCCATTGCTAAATCCTTCGGGTTTTGATTACCAGTCATCCATACAGCTAACATGCCAGCGACAGAGCTACGCGCCCAAGATGCCAACAGAGCTTTTGCTTTATCCATTATTTCTCTCCTTTTGGTCGGTCGGGCAAATCACCCGAAAACGCGCCATAAGTTGGTCGGCCATAGCCAACAACAAATGACCTTGCTCCCAAAGTTCTTGATTTAACCATTACTTCGCCGCCATTGCGCTGATCTCCAGCACCACCTGCTGTATTGCCTTCGACAGTCACAATTTGCTTCTCTGATACTCGAATTACCAAGCCAATGTGATTGATTATTGTTTTATCATCAATTACAAAATCAAAGAAAACAAAATCACCAATTTTTGGCTCGGTGTGCCATTTTCTCATTTTCTTAAATGCATCAGCTCCTACGCGAGTGCTGACTACATTTGGCACATCAACACCAGCTTGATCCGCGCACCAATTAAGAAATGACCCGCACCACGGCAGCTTGTCAGCCTTCATGTGTTTGCCATACTTTGTCTCGTTATCTCCAGTTTCAGCTGTGCCGACTTCGGCGAGCGCAACCTGAATTAAACGCGGCAATGTGCCTTGCGGAAAATTACTCAATTCTTTTTACCGGCTCTGGTACAATCCATTCACATTTTTTTTCATCAAATCCAATGGCATTGGATGGCTCTGGCGCAATAAAAGCATCACGGATTTCATCGTATGTAAAGCCAATTCCCGCATAATTAAATCTGATTTTGCCATTGTAACTTGTACGCTTGCATACTTGATTTCTTAAATTTCCATACCAAGTTTCTGGATCTAATCCTTCAATAGTTTCCGTTTCGTCAATGCCAACAATAACTTCTGTGACAATGCCATCTGTAATAAATGCGTAATGTGCCATTATGTCCAACTCACATTTCCTGTGCCAGCAGTAATTGTTGCGCGTTTGTAACCACCGCTTGCAGCACTTTCTGTACCAGTTACACCTGCACCAAATGTAATTGTTTTAGTGTCTGGATACCTAAGAATGACAACACCAGATCCGCCTGATCCAGAGTTACCGCCGCCAGAATTACCAGTTCCACCGCCACCTGATCCTGTATTGACTGTTCCGTTAGTTGCAAATCCACCTGTTCCAGTTCCTTGACCACCGCCACCTGATCCGCCAACAACATTTGTGCCATTACTCGCGCCACCGCCGCCACCCGCATAAGTAACAGATGAACCTGTAATTGAAGTCGCTACGCCATTGCCACCCTGACCTTGAGCAACTGTATTACCAATTTGACCCGCGCCACCGCCGCCACCGCCAATGTATGGCGCAGTAATTAAACCCGCTCCACCTGCAAAACCTTGATTAGCAGTTCCTGCTCCACCTGCTCCGCTGAAGAAAGAACCGCCACCGCCAGAACCGCCAGTTGCACCGCTTATAGCAGAATTGCCACCAGATCCGCCGCCGCCCGCAGTAGATGTAATGGTTGAAAATACTGAATTATTGCCATTAGCTCCAACAGTAGCAGCACCACTAGAATCTTGCGCTTGACCTGCGCCGCCAGCTCCAATAGTGACTGTGTAATTAGTTGATGGACTTACTGTTAATGCTGTTTCTAAAGATCCGCCACCGCCAGTTGCTGTAACAGTGCAGCGTAAACCACCTGCTCCACCACCACCTGAGTTGTTACCATAACCACCTGCTCCACCACCAGCAATAACTAAGTAATCAACATTAAATGTGCGTGGATGGTTTGCAGATGCAACAATGCCGAGAATAGGTGTCATGCAAGATCTCCAACAATTGTGAAAACATTTGATGCAGTGCAAATAATTGTAGCCGCTGAATAACGCGCTCTAAGAATTGGAGCTGCTGCACTTGCACCAGTTGATGTAATTGTCACACCTGCACCAGCAGCAAAAGTAGTAAGACCAACTCCAATAGATTGCACATTGATTGTGTTGCCGGTTGCAAAGACTGATGGAGGAACTGTCACTGTAATTGCACTAGCGTTTGAAGTTGTAACTAATTTATTTGCTGCATCAGTAAGAACAAGTGTATAAGTCGTGCCAGTTTGTGCATTAAATGCAAGTGTTGAATCGTCTTGCTCAATCCAAGTGAAAGCCATGTTTGTATTTGATGTCTTCGATAAGACTTGGCCTGTTGTACCACCAAGAAGATATTGCATTGATGTATCGACGGCTTGGCCAAAGACTGCAAAATCAGCTGGTAAATCTGTTACAAGATCGGTTGCAGTTGGCATCTGCCATCCAAAATTGCTCGTTGGATTGCTCATGTTTTCTCCTTACGCCACAATCGTGGCATTGATCCAATCCAGAGTTGGATTGACTGTGTTCCATTGCTCTACCACCGGCACATCATTCCATCGCATGGCTTGCAATGAGAAAGCAATCGGTGACAAAATCATAGAAACGCTTACCTGATTATAACGTGCAGAAAATGTCCAGCCTTCAACGAAACCCAGATAATCGCCGCTATTCATATTGAGTGGCAGGTCGGCTATATCAACCGGCATACCCATAAACACATTGATAAGATCATCCCGGTCGGCATCATCAAGCTCTGGGTTGGTCAGCTCATAAGTAATGTTGTTAAAATTAAAGCGTGGATAGGCTCTAAGTGCCAAATAAAAAGCAGCTTGATCTTGAGCATCGTGCAGGTGCCGCAAGGTTGTTGTGAAAATCTGTGATAATTCGCCATAAAGCGCAATGGATGCTGCATCGCTGGCATCGGTTTCATTATTACTGTTTTGACCATATTGGATGGTGATGTTATTTCGGACATCGCCTGTCCGAGATTGAATGCTCAAACCTGATGCCAAAGCTTGGTTAGCTGTTAGATCAACGTAACCATTGGTGGCAAGATAATTTGTCCGGTGTGTGGAATCGGCATAACCAATTTGCCCCGTTGGCGATTCGTATAAATAACCCAAACCGCTGCTGGCTAAAGCTGCAACCAATGAATAAACATCGGTTCGGTTGGATGAGCGTTGTGCAAGCTCATAATTGCCCGGCCTGTCAATTTCGCCCAATCCTGTGTTTTCGGCATCCTGCCATTGGGTCGTTGGGTCATAAGTAGCCCATGTTAAAGCCGCTGGCACCTGTTGCCATTGTGCAAACAATACTTGGCTCAAAATTGTGTAAATCTGATCTCCATCAAAATCATGTGCCAGCACGCCATCAGTCAATGCCTTTGGCAATCTAGACAATGCGCCCAAAGCAATAATGCTTATGCGCTGTGCGTAATCAACCGAACCAACTTCAGCTACGGCAATGCCAATATCCACAACCGATCCACCAAAAATTGGCACAAATGTAGCTGTTGAATCTTGCAGCTCAATTGTTAAAGAATCATTAATGCCAATTAGCACATTGGATTGGTCAAGATTAATAATTTGGAGGCTTGCATAACCAGCTTGAGCCTGTTCATAAATGTTCGTGCGACCACTTTGAATTGTAAGGTTAGCCAAAATAGCGGTTTGATATTGCACACCGCCAATAGTTACGCGCCAAACAGGATTGAATAGTGTCATTAAATTCCCACTAAATTAGTTGCACCACCGGTGCCTCTAAAAAAACTGTTATTTTGAGCTTCATTGATTGCCCGTGTAAATCCTTCTTCATTGATAATTGATGGCGCATTAACGTTGACGACAACAGTTGATGGCACATCGCCGCGTTCTTTAGCTCTGATGGCCATTGTGCGGGCATTGATATCACTCATGCTGGCACTAGCTGCTGCCGCCGCTGCAATCAATCTTGCGGTGTTTTGTGAGTCTGTTGTGCCGGCTCCAGCTACGCCTTCGGTGCCACCTTTATCGCCCATAATCTCCGGTATTTTTGGAATAACAATTTTTGGTACGACACCACCGCTAACTACACCACCACCAACAACACCGCTACCGCTTGGAGCACCGCCTTTAATCGCTCCGGGTGCGCCGCCAACAGCAAATTCTGGCAATTTCTCATCATTGCCAACCAAAGCATTGGCTCCTGCTAAAACAGCAGCAGCTAGTGCAACGGCTCCAACGCCAAGCAATGGATTTAGTGCAAATGCTTGCGCAATTCCAGCGACTAATGCTGATGCTTTGAGCAGGTTATAGGCAGCAATTAAAGATTTGATAAGAATGATTGTGCCTTGAACCGCTGCTGCTATTTTTGCGGTAACAAAGACCCCGGCAATGATTGCGCCAACAACAATCAATTGATCCTTTAGATCAATAACTGTGTCAATAATGCCTCGGACTTTTTTGCCCCACTCAATTGCTGTTTTTTGTGATTCTGTAAGACCAGTTGTGATGCCATCTTGACCTGTTAAGCCAGCGACAAATGATTCAATTGCTGGTACGACTGAAACAATAATGAAATCTGCCAATTCTTTAACTACCGGCAACAAAGCTGCTCCAATTGCTTCTTTTGACTCATCAACCGCAATTGTTATTTGTCCAAATTTAAAAGCTGCTGTTTCGGCTTGATTCTCTATAAAGCCATCAAATGTTTTATTAAGCAACTTTTGAACTTCATCAAAACTTGCAGTTTTTAATGTTGTTTTATCAATGCCAGTGCCTAATTTACCGAGAGCAGTATTTGAACCTTCATAGGCTCTACCGAGTGCGTTTGTTACTGTTTCTAATGGGAGACTTTTTGCAGCGGCAATTTCTTGTGCTAAATTCAATAAATCCTGAGCTTTTGTAACATCTTTGGTTGCTAAAATTAACCGAGACAAAGCTGGTCGCAAAACATCATCGGTTGTATTAGTTGCAATAGATTGTTTTGTGATGTATTTATCTATGCCAGCAATCTGATCAGCTGTTGCACCCGTGGTGTTGCGTATTGTTTCTTCAAGCTTTTTTTGGCCTACTTCATCCTCAGCAGCAGCTTTGACCGATGCTAGAGCAAATGCACCAATTGCAGCTCCAGCCGCGGCAAATGCTAAACCAGCTTTTTTGCCAAATGCTTCAAATTGCTCGCCAATGCTTTCTGTGTCTTTGCTGGCTCCTTTTATGTTTTTGCTAAATTCAGCAACATCTGCCAGCAGCGACAGCTTAAGCGTTCTTGATCCTTGAGCGGCCATCACCACACCTTCACAATCTTAGAAAACGCTTCTTGCCATTGAGCAATTATCTGTGGCTGTTCAGCTTTGAGTGTTGGATAGATAAACCAACCTCTGGAACCTCGGCCTTCACGGCCTGACCAAATTGGGAATTGCCTGTATTTGTTTGATCCAAATTCATAGCCTCCCCAAAGCTGTTGGGTAGTGCCACCGCCTGAAAATTTCTGTGATGCAAAACCGAATGACATTTCGCCAATCTTGGATGATTTGCTTACCCGTGAGCCTTCGGCAATGCGGCGTGAAGGTGTGTCTCTGCCTTGAGATTTGGAAATAATTTTGCCTTGGAGATAAGTGGCTAGGCCATTTGACACAGATTTGGCTTGCGACACGGCTTCATCGTCCATGCCTTTAAAGGCGTAGAT